CAGGAAAGAAAAAGGGTTGGGCTGGTGCTTTTAAGGAAATGGGAATGAATTTATTTTCTTTAGGAGGAATTATGACAATTGCTTTAGGCTTGTTTACAATATTTGCAGATAAAATATTCAATTTTACTAAAGATGAAGAAAAAGCAACAAAAGCGGTTACAGAGCATGAAAAAGCACAGATAGCATTAAACAAGGCAATGGAAGAATATAATCGTCTTGTTGAAAATCAAAAAGATTATAAAGATGTATCGCAGGTATTGGGATTGTTAGGTACAAAAGGAGATTTAGCAAGGGTTTCGATAAGAGATTTAGATGCCGCACTATCTGATTTAAGGCAAGGACTTGCAAATCTTTCAAAAGAAAACGTATTTTTAATGCCAATAGAGGGCGAAACGCCCGAACAACAAGAAGCAAGGATGAATGCGGAATACTTGCGTAGTAAGGCTAATTTTGAAAAGAACATTAAACTATTAGAGGATTATTTAGAAAAAAGAAAAGGTAAAACAAAAAACGGCAACGATAAGGACAAAAAGGAAAAACAAAAATTAGCAGATGAATTATTGGAACTTGACCGCAAAACAACACAACAACAAATAGACAATATAGACAACGAGTTTAGAAGAAAACTTAAAGACGAGGAAAACAGACACCAAAACTTTATTATAGATACCCGTAAAAGAATGGGGCAAAGTGTAGAACTTGATAAAGAGTTACACAGGGCGTTACTTACAGAAGAAGAAACGCACCAAGCTAATATGCAAAAGATTAAAAACGAAGCTATTGATGAACAAGCGGCAATAAAGAAAAAAGCGGATGATGCACAACTGCAACAACAAAGAGATAATGACGAAGCCATAAGGCAAATGATTATTGATGCTGGGCTTGCTGAAATTGAAGCCGAAGAAGATAAGGCAAAACAAATCAAGGCAGCAAAGAATGAAATGTGGAGTTATCTTTCACAGGCTGAAAATCAATATTTTCAAATGCAAGAAGATGCCTTAGATAGACATTTAAGAAGGCAAATGCGATTGATTGAGCAAGATAACCTTAGACAATCAGACGTTCTTAAAAACCGATTAGATAAAGGATTAATTTCAGAAGCCCAATATAACGCAGACAAGGCCGAACTTGACCGTAAATCAGAAGAACAAAGACTTGCAGCCGAAAAACAAGCATTCGAGAAACAGAAACGACTTGCCAAAGCTAAAATTGCCGTTGATACCGCAATAGCAATTACCAAAGGTTACGCAGAAGGTGGCGTTTATTACGGAACAATCACAGGTGCAATGATTACCGCTTTATCACTTGCTCAAATGGCTGCCGTTGATGCACAAGAGTTCGCGGAAGGTGGACTTGTACTTGACAAAAACAGAAACATTCCTACCAAAGCAAACGGGGATAACGTATTGACCACTTTAACCGCAGGGGAAATAGTGCTTAACAAAAAACAACAAGCAATGTTAGGAGGAAACGAAACATTCGCTAAAATAGGTGTTCCAAACGTACCGAACATTTATCCTAATTCTGCAAGTGGCGGTTCGCAGTCGGGAATAACCAAAAAAGACTTACAAGCGATGGTTGCAGGTTTAGGTAAAGTCATAAACAATAAAAAGGTAATCAACCTTGAAAGCGAAAATAAACGTGTTAGAGATTCAGTAGCAAATTACGAAGCCGAAAGCAAATGGTAGATATAACAGAAAGATTTATTAAACTACAATTAGAACAATCGCCCGAAAGTGAGCCGTTCCTTAGAAACCTAATATCTAAGAAATTAATCACTATGGAAATGATGCGTAATTACGTTATCACAATTCAAATGGATGTGTATATTAAGTCCAATAACGGACACGTTGGACACGCCTTAATAGACCTTTCGGATGACTTTGGATTATGTGAAAGGCAAATCCAAAAGATACACAAAAAGTACACGAGAATATTTTAGCGAACTCGCAGTTCGTAATCTAATAAATGTGACTATCTTACTTTGTAGTCATGTTTGAAGTAGTAAATCGCGTAGGTGTTACCGAGATAAATGTTATCGGAGGTATAGGCGATGCTTTTTTCGATGAAACAAAAGCGGGTTCTACGCTAAATTCAATAGAAAGTTTCTTAGAAGTCCTTAATACTACAAAGGGAGAAATTCAGTTAAACATAGCTTCATTAGGGGGAGATTTAAACGAAGCCTTTGCTATTTACGATATGCTTAAAGCATACCCAAGTAGAGTAATCACAAATTTTATTGCACCAACAGGTTCGGCTGGTTATGTAGTTGGAATGGGCGGAGATTATATCAAAAGCAGTTCAAACGCATTGCAACTTGGACATAGGGCAATGTTAAGGGTTGTTGGAAATTCAGAGCAACTAAGAAATGCTGCAAACACCTTAGATACATACGATTCTAAACTTGTATCTATTTACAAAAAACAGTCAGGCAAAGGGGATGATGAAGTTTATAATTGGCTAAGACAAGATAAATGGATTACACCCGAAGAAGCAAAAGATTTCGGACTTATTCACGAAATATACAAGCCTAAAAAAGTCCTTAATGCTTTAGAGATAGAAGAATTGGAAACTATCCACGAACTACCGCAAAACTTTAAAAACCCAGCAATGGAAAATACAAACGATTCAACAATTAAAAATTCCATTCTTAACCTTTTAGGTGTAAAGAATGATGCTTCGCTTAAAGCGGAGAATGAAGCCCTAAAAGAAGAAATCGCTAAGTTAAAGGCTAATCCTACTAATTCAGTAGACATTACACCTTTTACCGCAGAAATCGAAACTTTAAAAGGCGAAGTATCTAACAAAGCAACCGAATTTGATAAGCTAAAAGCCGAATTAGATGCTTTGAAAGTAACTAACGAAGCAACCGAAGCTGAACTTGCTAAATACAAGGCAGGTGAAGTTGAAAACAACGGAACAGACCCTGCAAATCCAATTGTGGAAAATGCAACAACAGAGGCCAAGCCTTTGAGATTCCAACCTACGAGCGATTTCGCAAAACAAGCGATATTAAATTCAAAAATTAAAAATTCAGTAATAAACTAAAAAATGGCAAAATTTGCATTTACCACAAATACCTACGCAGGTGAAGAATTAGAGGGCTTTGTAGCATCTACATTACTTGAAAGCGATACCATAGACAGAGGTTTAGTTACTGTCCATGAGAATGTTAAAAAACGTGCAGTTATTAAAATTGTTGACGATGCAGTAAAATTACAAACACCTGCCGCACTTTTCAATGACCAAGGAACAACTGCCGCACAAGATGAAAAATACCTTGACCCTGTGGCAATGGAGTTTATGAAGCAAGAGGATTGGTCAGGACTTATTGCATCATGGGAAGCAAGAAAATTAGCCCCCGGCGAACTTCGTAATTACGATGGCACAGTTGACTTGTCAGAGTTTATGATTAATCGTTATTTAGGCAAGTTAAGAATTGCTTATGACCGTTTGTTTTGGAGAGGTAAGGCCAACGTACAAGAAGCTACATTTGCGGCTACTTACACAGGTTTGATTCCTAAATTAATCGCAGGTTCAGACGTTTCTTCAACAAAACTTTCCGATACCGCTTATGCCTTTTCTGCAATTACCGCAGCAACAGGTATTATGACAGTTGTTTCTACCGCTAACTTTAGAAGTGGCGATGTAATTACAATTACCGCTTTAAGCACAGGAACAACCACAGAAACTACCCCTGATATTTTTGGTGTAGCAGGTTCGGGTTCGGTTCTTAACCAATCTTACATTGTTGAATCGTTTGTATTTTCCATTGCTGGGTTTTTAAAGTTTTGCGGTAGTTCATGGATTTTGCTTAATTCGGCTAATTCAACGGTGTTTAAAACCTTTTTAGGCTTAACAACTTCGTCAACTAATCCGAATGCTTTGGCTTCTTGTGCCGTAATCCATTTATCTTCTTTTAACCAATTCTCTATTTCGGCTTTCGTTTTACCTGTTTTCTTTTTATAGATTGCAATTAAACGTGAATCGAATTTATCCAAGTCATTCGCGGCTTCTCTCAAATCATCTGCGTTTCCACCTGCAACCATTGAAGCCCTGTGTCCTAAGAATAAACTGTTTTCTGAAATCTTGATAGAATCGCCACCTAAAGCGATAACCGTACCTGCACTTGCAGTAGCACCTACTATATTAGTAGTTACCCTTGAAGGGTGTGCCTTAAACATATCGTGAATTGCAAGGGCGTGAATTAAATCGCCACCTAATGAAGAAATATTAACGGTAATGTCGTTCTCAATAGATTGTATTGAGTTTTTAACGGTTTCAAGGGTATTTCCTTCACCGAACCAATCTTCGCCAATAGCACCTAAAATGTCTATTTCGGTTGATTGTGCAGAATTGGTAATTTGAAACATGACTACAAAGTAAGATAGTCACATTTGTTAGATTACGAACTGCGAGTTCGTTAAAATATTCTTGTGTACTTTTTATGTATCTTTTGGATTTGCCTTTCACATAATCCGAAGTCATCTGAAAGGTCTATCAAGGCGTGTCCAACGTGTCCGTTATTGGATTTAATATACACATCCATTTGAATTGTGATAACGTAATTACGCATCATTTCCATAGTGATTAATTTCTTAGATATTAGGTTTCTAAGGAACGGCTCACTTTCGGGCGATTGTTCTAATTGTAGTTTAATAAATCTTTCTGTTATATCTACCATTTGCTTTCGGCTTCGTAATTTGCTACTGAATCTCTAACACGTTTATTTTCGCTTTCAAGGTTGATTACCTTTTTATTGTTTATGACTTTACCTAAACCTGCAACCATCGCTTGTAAGTCTTTTTTGGTTATTCCCGACTGCGAACCGCCACTTGCAGAATTAGGATAAATGTTCGGTACGTTTGGAACACCTATTTTAGCGAATGTTTCGTTTCCTCCTAACATTGCTTGTTGTTTTTTGTTAAGCACTATTTCCCCTGCGGTTAAAGTGGTCAATACGTTATCCCCGTTTGCTTTGGTAGGAATGTTTCTGTTTTTGTCAAGTACAAGTCCACCTTCCGCGAACTCTTGTGCATCAACGGCAGCCATTTGAGCAAGTGATAAAGCGGTAATCATTGCACCTGTGATTGTTCCGTAATAAACGCCACCTTCTGCGTAACCTTTGGTAATTGCTATTGCGGTATCAACGGCAATTTTAGCTTTGGCAAGTCGTTTCTGTTTCTCGAATGCTTGTTTTTCGGCTGCAAGTCTTTGTTCTTCTGATTTACGGTCAAGTTCGGCCTTGTCTGCGTTATATTGGGCTTCTGAAATTAATCCTTTATCTAATCGGTTTTTAAGAACGTCTGATTGTCTAAGGTTATCTTGCTCAATCAATCGCATTTGCCTTCTTAAATGTCTATCTAAGGCATCTTCTTGCATTTGAAAATATTGATTTTCAGCCTGTGAAAGATAACTCCACATTTCATTCTTTGCTGCCTTGATTTGTTTTGCCTTATCTTCTTCGGCTTCAATTTCAGCAAGCCCAGCATCAATAATCATTTGCCTTATGGCTTCGTCATTATCTCTTTGTTGTTGCAGTTGTGCATCATCCGCTTTTTTCTTTATTGCCGCTTGTTCATCAATAGCTTCGTTTTTAATCTTTTGCATATTAGCTTGGTGCGTTTCTTCTTCTGTAAGTAACGCCCTGTGTAACTCTTTATCAAGTTCTACACTTTGCCCCATTCTTTTACGGGTATCTATAATAAAGTTTTGGTGTCTGTTTTCCTCGTCTTTAAGTTTTCTTCTAAACTCGTTGTCTATATTGTCTATTTGTTGTTGTGTTGTTTTGCGGTCAAGTTCCAATAATTCATCTGCTAATTTTTGTTTTTCCTTTTTGTCCTTATCGTTGCCGTTTTTTGTTTTACCTTTTCTTTTTTCTAAATAATCCTCTAATAGTTTAATGTTCTTTTCAAAATTAGCCTTACTACGCAAGTATTCCGCATTCATCCTTGCTTCTTGTTGTTCGGGCGTTTCGCCCTCTATTGGCATTAAAAATACGTTTTCTTTTGAAAGATTTGCAAGTCCTTGCCTTAAATCAGATAGTGCGGCATCTAAATCTCTTATCGAAACCCTTGCTAAATCTCCTTTTGTACCTAACAATCCCAATACCTGCGATACATCTTTATAATCTTTTTGATTTTCAACAAGACGATTATATTCTTCCATTGCCTTGTTTAATGCTATCTGTGCTTTTTCATGCTCTGTAACCGCTTTTGTTGCTTTTTCTTCATCTTTAGTAAAATTGAATATTTTATCTGCAAATATTGTAAACAAGCCTAAAGCAATTGTCATAATTCCTCCTAAAGAAAATAAATTCATTCCCATTTCCTTAAAAGCACCAGCCCAACCCTTTTTCTTTCCTG